GACTAACTAGTTTTTAGCTGGCAGTATCTACTTAATCTAATAGTGGTGGAAGCGTGAAGCAAAATCCTAGTTTTTGCTTTTGCTTTTGTAAAGTTTTTGTAAAGTTTTCTCATAAACCACATTCAGCAACCGAAGGTTGCAGACTCATGCAGCAACCAATTGTGGTTGTTTCACAAGCTGCATTTGCTACGAGCGTCTACGAGAGCCTACAAGCCCCGCTAAGGCAGTGAGGGTATGATTCTACCTAAATTCAATTTGAAGCCTCTTCCTGCCCCTTCTAGCCCCTGCTAATTGCACGAAGAAAGAAGCTGCCCTATCTAGGCTCTTTCTTTTCAGCAAGAAAAACAAAACGCACTTGTTAGCCTATGCTAATTGCAGCATTAGCTAAGAGCTAGTTCTTTACAAGCTTTATAGCTTGTAAAGAACTAGCAGCATAGGCTTACTAGTAAGAGCTAATATTACTAGCATTAGCTAGTATATAATATAATAATAATAAATAATATAATACTAGCTATTGCTAGCTAGTAAGAGCTAGAGAGTAAGCTAAAGCAAAGCAAGAGCAGCTACTACGTGCTAGAGCCTGTTAATGCTTTAGTTTTGCTCTAGCTCTTTTTTGTTTTTAAACAAAGAACAGAGCTAGGTAGAAGCTAGTAAGAGCTAGTGAGTTGAGTTCTTTGTTTTGGACAAAGAACCCAACTCACAAGCATTTGCTAGCTAATCAGCAATTGCTCCTAGTCGGTTTTCTTTTTGGGAGAAAACCGACTAGAGAAACAAGAAAGAAAGAAAGAAAAGGGGCTCCAGCTAGTGTGGCTAGTAGGCTTTTGCTAAGCACTAGAGAGTCCTGTTAGTTGTGTTCTTTGTTGAAAGCAAAAGCTAGCCGAGTAATTAGCTAGCTAGTGTTGAGTAGTAGTCCCGCCGCCTCGAATCAAATTAGTTAATTAGCGACGTCTAGAAAAGGCAAGAAGGTGCCTCTAAGTTGGTTTAGGTAGGATTAATCATTTTATAAGTTAAGGTGGTTTGTAGGCGCTTGTAGGCGCCGCTAATTAAATGAGGGCTGAAAAGCTTAATCTTACGTGGGAAGTTGCTCTTGCTAGTTTATGAGAAGTTTGTAAAGTTTTGTTAAAGAAGCAAGTGCAAAATGAAAAAGCAAGCTTTCAGCCTTTGCTATCCACCCCAATTAGTTAGTTGAATACCACTATCAAAAGACAAGAAATGAAAAATGAGAATTGCAATTGACATAGGGCATAATGTGCCGTTTGATAAAGGCTGTCCTGGTTTAGAAGGCGGCAAAAGCGAAGATGAACTTACGAAAGAGCTAGGAGAATATTTAATCCAGGGGCTTCGTAATCATCAGCACATAGTCTTTGATGTAACGCCGATTGAGGCGAATTCTTTGTTCAATAGCTTGTGGCAAAGAGTGAGGGGCATAAATGAGTGCAGCCTAAATTATTTTTTGTCTCTCCATTTCAATTGCGGTGGCGGCGGCAGCGGCACCGAATTTTACTACAAAGGCGAAAGAGGGAAGCAGCTTGGTGAAAAGCTGGTGGAAAAAATTGAGCAAGTCACTGGCTTGAAAGGAAAAGTTTATAAAGGCATCAACCACATTCTTACAAAGCATGCACATGTTGCTGGGGGTGTTTTAGAAGTTTGTTATTGTGACAACCCGGCTGACATGGCTCTTTATAACAAAGAAAAAATAATCTACGCCATCATTGATGTGATGGATGAGCTAGCCACCATTCGCCAAACACGCAAAAAAGGAGCGCCCGCTAATGACTAAGAACAATGATAGAGTTGTGCAAATTCTGGCTGAAGCTGCTGCCGAGGCAGATGAATCAAATAACTACAACAAAACAACTTCCCCCCACATTCGTTGTTCGAGAGCGGGGTTGCCGCTAATGCAACAAGTAGTGGAAGATAAAATAATTAATAAGCTTCCCCACAAAGAAAATAATTTTTGGAAAGCAAAAGAAGAAGATGAATTTTCTTTGTTGAGCCCCAATCAAAGCCAAATGAAATTTGAAATGGCTATTGCCCAAGGCTATTTGTTTGAGCGTGTGGTGGCTTGGCAGTTGCAGCAAGCTTTCCCAAACGCGGAAATTAAACACAATGTGGATTTAGAGTTTGAGGGGCTTGGCGGGCATTGTGATTTCCTTGTTGTTGATAAGGAAGAAAAACAAGCAATCGTCATCGAGTGTAAAGCGATTGGTGCTTTCTCTGAGAAAGAAGCAAGAGAAAAAGTGCTCAGTGATAACTACGGCTACTTCACACAGTTGAGTTTGTATCAAGCGGCAATTCACAAACAATTGCCAGACTATGAAGTTAAAGGAGAGTGGCGCGTTTGGAATAAGCGCCAAGACCAAGCTCTTACTATTCCATATGAGCTTCCCCTTAGAGAAGCTCTTAAAGTGGCAAATAAAGCAATTAAAAAAGCTGAGCTGTATGAGAAAGCTTGCAGCTTGTTTGGCCAACAAAAAACAGACGAATTGGTTTCTTTTTTGTTTAATTTCTCCGAACCCTTCCCACCGAAGAAACAAACAAGGGCTTATTATTTAGGCACTTGCAGCTTCCACTTCTCCCCGTGGTGTTCTTTGTTACTAAATGAGAAAGGAGAATTTAACAAACAAGCCTCCAATAATTTGAGGCTATTGATACAGGCTGCACTTGGCGATGAGAAAGCACTCAAGAATATTTTGAAAAAAAATTAGGGTTGCCTCTTGACAACTTAAAAAGGGCAGGGTAAGATAAAGCTAAAGCAAAACAAACAAAGGAATTACATCCTATGAAATTCTCTCAATCGCGCAAACCCTATTCTTCTTCTTCTTCTTCTTCTGCTCGCCAATCATATGGGCGCCAAGCAGCAAAAGCGCCTAAAAAGGCAAGCAGCTGGAAGAAGATAAATCAATTCAACATGCTCAATGCCTTAGCGGCTTTCGCTGATGGGAACCAGTTTGAAGAAGAAATGCCTTCCATGGTGAAGGTGCGGCTAATATTGCGCAACACCAACATCAGAGATGAAGAAGGCAATGAATATAGCCAAGAAGAAGCTGCCCACCTATTAGCCCACGCTTTATTAGAAGGCAGAGGAATTAATGTTTATTTGTTCCTTAATGAGGACGGGTCGTATGGTGGTAATGGAAGAATCAATGTGAAAGACCTAGAAGAAGAACAAGAACAAGAACAAGAGGAGGAGGAAAAACAATATGCTAAAAATAAATTGGTTCACAAGGCTAAAGCTGACCGTAGCCGCCCTACAGGCAGCGGGCGCGGCTCTCGTAAGTCAGCAGCCGCAGCCGCCCCACAATTTGATGATGACGACCCAGACAGCCCAATCATCATCCCCCACACAAGAGATGATGAGGAGGACGACGAAAACGACTATGTTGTCGTCGACGAATAGTGGAGTGAATAGTGGGGGGAAGAATGGCGTGAAAGTGGTGGCGCAAGGTCCTATAGAGCAATTGCCTCTTCCTTATGAGCTGCCTTCAAATTGGAATTGGCCATCTCCCACTCCTTCCCTTCCTTGTCGAAGGGAAGCTAACAACAAAAATCCAAATTGTGGAAAGAAATTTATCCACGAAATGCCAGAGAATGAAAGAATTCGCATTCGAGTGCCAGTCGGCACTACAGTGTATCAAGTAAACAATTTAGGAGAAAGACAATGAGCATCAATGCTCTAGTTCTTCTTGGTTTTTCAGGGGCTGGCAAAGACACAATTGCCAGTCACTTTCCTAATTCTTCAAATATTAAGTTTTCGGCTCTCACCAAGAACCTTGCGGCGAGAGTTTTTGGCGTGGAAGCTGACAAAATGGAAGACAAAGAATGGAGAAACACTTGTTCTTTGTCTCTCAATGGAGAGCAAATTTCCTTATCTGCCTTTGATTTGTTGTCTGCTCTCTATCATGGTGCGCCTTCCACTAGGTTGGCGCAAGCCAACATTGAGTGGGCGATGAAGCAAGCCAAAGCTTCCACTTTCCCGATTTTCACAGACGTGAGGAGAGTTTTAGAAATGAAAGCGGTGGTGGAGGCTTTCACTCCACTAGTTGTTTTGCTTTCGCGGCCTGGTGCAACACCAACAGCAAACGACAAAGAAATAATGAAAGCGTTTGAGTGGTGTTGCAAACAACCAATAATAGCAGCGAGAATTGAAAATTCGTTCTCTGTGGAACAAACCACAGAACAAATTAAAGCACTAATTCAAACCCTAAACAACTAACCACGACTATGGACCTATCCACCTACACGAATTCCCTTCTTGTTTTAAACAGAAGCCGCCTCAGCGGTTTCACAGACTGCGCCCACTTTGCCCACATGCTTTTTGGGCTCACAGAAGAACTACTAGAACTGCAACAAAAAACAGAAAAACTACCAGCCTCCGACCCTTCTATTTTGTTGGAGCTTGGTGACATACTTGCCTACACCACGCTTAGTGTGGCGGCACTCCGCTTTGATTTCATGACGCCCTTTCCTGAACTTGTGGCGGAAGTGGCTTCCATTTTAGGTTTGTTTTTAGATGAGGGTGTGAGTTTGGCACAACCACACAACTTATCGGAGCTCGCGCTTGAAGTGGCGGGGAAAAGCAAGCGCTGGTTTCGAGAAAGTGCTCGCCTTCAATTAAGCGATGTTGTGTTGCCTTTTGTGGGAGCAGTGCAGCATGTGTCTTATTTGCGGCAAAGTGCCGCACTTCCACCAGTGAGTGTGGAAGAAATTGCACAACAAAACATTGAAAAGCTCACAAACAGAGCTAGCAGAAATAATTTGTTTCAAGGACAAGGAGACAACCGATGAAATTACCACCAACAGTAAGCGCCCAACTTTCTTTGTTTCAAGCCAAGCGCCGCATGCCTGATTGGCAACCAAAGCCATCCGCGGCTCCTTCCCCTGCCCCCATTGAGGAAAAGTGGAAGCACGTGCTTTGGCGCTGCTTAGACTTTGTCGACCTCGAAATGCAAGTAAAAGAGTGGGTGGTTGCTTGTTCAAACAAAGAACTTAAAGCAAATGAAGATGAAGCGGCTGCCATAAAAGAAAATTTATTGCGCAACAGCCGCGACGAAGAAAAGCACGATGAAGTGCTTAGGTATTTGTGCGCCTACTACAACCACCCATCTCCTTCTCCACAAGCCCTGGCGCTCATAAATAGGTGGAAGAAATTAGAAGACCATCCCATTGCTGCAGCTTATGGGCTGGAGTGTGGTGTGTTCTTCACAATTCTTCCTTTATTGATTAAACAAGGAGATGTGTACGCAGCCACTGTAGGGCAGTGGATAAATGATGATGAGCGGGTACACGTGGAAACAAACCTAGCACTTATGAAGCACCTAGGCTTAAAACTAACTAAGCCTTTGCTTCAGCTCATTTTTGACACAAACCATTTTTTGTTTGAGCCTCTAGGTAAAGAAGAGGCTATTCATCAAGCTGAGCGTGCTGTGAAGCGCACAATTTCAGGCAAAGACCCACTCATGTTGGAAGAAAGCCTCCCCACAACGTTGGCTTTCTTTGAGCAGCACAACAAACTTGCCATTACTTACTAACTTATTCTGCAAACGAAGTTTGCTGATTAATTAAAGGAATTTTTATGACACACAGCAACCAAAACAACAACGAAGACAAAGAAAACGACCTTCTTGCTTGGGCTGAACAAATCATGCGCGAAGTTGAGGAGGAGACAAAAGACTTAACAGACGAACAGGTCACGGACGACATGTTGCCGCCCAACATTAGCCCTGACCCGAACGTTGATATTTTCTTGTTTGGCTTTAGTGACGATGATGATTCAGGTTCTTCTAGCAAAGGCAGAGGCTCTGGTAGATAGGGAAATTTAGTTGGCTTTTGCTTGCCCCTCCTTAGGGGCGTTTTCTTCTAACAAAGAAAAAAGGAGGAAAATCAAATTGTGGCGCATCCACTAAAAAAACAGCCCCCTGGTTATATTGGGTGCTTTTGCGAATTAGACTTTAAAAAAAGAGTTGAGAGGGCTAGCGCAGATTTATTTAGGGGGCACCAATCCCGATTTATTCGCTTTGTAATTGAAGATTGGCTCAAGAAAAACAACTACTAAATAAAAGCCCCAGCTAATGCGGCTGGGGCCTTTTTATTTTGTTTTTGTTTTTTGTTTATGAAATTCTAGTGAATATAGCTTGTTCAATGAGGTGAGCTTGGTCGCCCATGCGATAAATGGTTTGTCCAGCCGCACCCCCACTCACTTTTATTCTAATCTGTACTTGTTGTCCCTGATTAAGTTGCAACATACGACCTCCATTTGTGTTGCAAAAGCCAGTAGAAAATCGGTTGCGCGCTAATTCTAGATTTAGCCCGGGAAATACCAATTCACACTCCACATTTAGAGGGGCTGGTCCCCCTACGTGAATTGGGAAAGCATAGGCATAAATCCACCACCAGCCTGTTTCTGGACAAGTAAAAGTGAAGGTAGATGTGTTGTAGCAATTGTTTCTGTTTATAGGAGCACTATCTAGAGGCAATATTATTTCTTGATTATCAAAAAATTGATAAGCCCCACCTGCACGAGTTGCAAAACACCAAACATTGCTGTAAATGGCATTTTGCACAAAAGCTGTGGAGGCAGCATTTGTGGAAGAATTACGAGCATTTGAAATAGTTGGCACCGTAATAGAAGAAGAAAAGGAAGCTGTGTTGGAAAAAGAAGAAGCCCCTGTGAATGAAGATGAGCCAGCTAAAGTGGTGGTGCCAGATAAAGTGGTGGCGCCAGCAAAAGTATTGTTTCCTGTGAATGTGTTGGAGCCATTAAGTATTTCTTGTTTTTTACTTTCTGCAAATGCCGTGGAAGCAGCTTTAGTGGAATTGTCGTTGTTTGGAGTTGAAGGCACTAATAAAGAAGAGGAGCCTGAAAAATTGTAGGAGCCAGTGAAAGTATTAGAGCCAGTGAGGAGCTGATTAAAGCGGGCATAAACAGAGTTGCGGCTGGGAGCAGAAAGAGTGTCGGAGTTCCAAGATGGTCCGTAAGGCTCGTCAATAACTGTTGTTGGTGCTAAATTCACTCCGTTGGCTTCAAGCTGCTGCAGCACAAAAAACAAAAGAGAATAAAGTTCTTCGGTGCGTAAGCGAAGGCGAGACAGCCCATTAGTTAGTGCCGCTGCAGTGGAGAGAGAAAGAAAAGTGGTGTCAGAAGGGAGTAAAGGAGTGAGGCGCTGCACTTGCACTATGGTGCCTAACTGCACATTAGGTCCGGTATAAGAAATGGCGTTGGTGTTGGTTTTTGTGTAGAGGGAAGTTTTATTCACACCATCGTGCAAAACTAAAAAGTCAGTTTCGTTGAGGTTGGGAGAAAGTTGAAGCGGCGTCACATTAATGGTGAAGGAAGTGCCGCTTAAGTTGTTGAGGCGCAAAACGGAAGTGGAAAAATTAACCATGAGACAATTCCTTTATTTTTTCCTTTATTCTTTGTTTATTCTTTATTTTGTGGTTGTTGTTGCAAATAAAATTCAATGAAGGCTTTTGCATCTTCCATTTGAGAAGATCTGAAAGTTGCATTTAAGCTAGATGAGAGTTGTTTTAGAGCAGAAGGCTTGGGTAAGTTGCGTTCTGTTGCGAGCCTATCAACAAGAAACTTGTTATAAGCCACAACTAAGCGCAAACGAAGCAAAAGCTGTCTTTGTTCTTCTAATTTAATTTGTTCTTCTTCTGACAAACTTGCTTTTTCCACAGTGAGGCGTTTGTTTAATTTATTAATTGCTCCAGACAACTCCCGTTGAAGGGTGTCAAAATCTTCATAGTTTCTCACTAAGTTGCGTTCTTGGTCAATGGAAGACAAAGAAAGCCCTCCCATGTTTTGCAAGAACCAACCAATAGGCTCACTGGCTTCCACTTGCTTGCGCTTTCCTCCTGAAGTGGGAGTGAAGCCCAACCACCCAGGGCGCCCTGGTTGTTCTTGTTTAAAGCTAGGACTAGTTTTTCTTGCTTGCCCTGTGATGGAAGTGGGTAGAAGGGACTCGTCAAAGCTTTTCAATAAAGGAAATAATTGCACCAAAGCTTTTCTAATAGAGGAAGGAAGCGGCACACCAATGAGAGTGTCTTGTTGTGTTGGGTCTGGAATTGGTTCTAGGGTGTCGGGGTCCAGACCAAAAAGAGGAAAAGCTGCACTAATATAAGTGGAAGAAAGAAGTTCTTGAAGAGTTTCAGTGATGGGCTTGAGCGGGTCGCGAGCTTGTTCAATTTGTTCTTTCACACTACCCACCGGCACCCCCATACTGCGCCCAATGTCTTCTGCCAACTCACGGAAGAAAGACAAAGAATCAAGGTAGAAGTCAATGCTGGTTGGCATAACTCCGTAAGCTTTGCCAGTAGAAGGGTCGCGCGCAATGGCAATCACATAGTCGTCCTTTTGCCACTGTGTCATTTCTGCATCCGTTAGGAAGCTTCCCTGAGCAGCTTGTGCATAAAGGCTCAACACGCGCCCAGCTCTCCATGGGTAGAGGAGCGCATAGCGAACTGCAGCCCCTGGCGCGCTCATAGCAAAAGAAGCGAAAGGCATACCAATGCTGCCATAGTATTTTCCAAATAGTCCAGGGTCCATGTTAATTTGGAAAAACTCGTCCGTGTGGCGGATGAGGTCGTCAATGGAAGTGAATTGGCTCCCCTTTTCAAAAGCCAATGTGCGAATGGCTGCCCAGCGCGCGGCAAAGTCTGCATGTTGGTTTGCCACTGCCAACAAATTATAGGCTGAATTAAAACTGGCAGAAATTATTTCTTTTGTTAAATCAGCTACAGTGCCAACAGCTCCCGTAATGGGGGAGCCAAATTTTGCATGGTAGGCTTTGTTAAACAAAAGAAAGCGCTGCAATGATTTCAGTGATAGTTTTTCAAAAGGATGCGCCACATTATTCAGCACTTCACCAGTGGAGGAAATGAAGCCACCGCCGCGCTTTAGCATGGTGGCTTCAAATAGGTCTTGTAGTGTGTAGGTGGATGTGCCAATTGTTACAGTGGCTGATTTATTAAAAACATCCAGGCTTTTCTTAGCCATCATGCGCGTCACTTCAGCTGTGGCAATCCCAAGTTGCGAAAGACTACCAGTGGCAGCATAAAGGCTAACTGCGTTTTGAAACACCACTCTCTTAACATAGTTTAAGGGAGAAGCCAATAAGGCGCTTTTTCTAAACAAAGAAGTGTAGGGCACAACAAATCTTTGAATTGTTTGTCCCAAAATGCCTAGGTCTGCCCAGCTTTGATTCATTTGTAAAATGGCGCCAAATTGTTCCGCCACTGTTCTGTGAATGAAAAGCCCCTCCACTTCTTTAACTAGGTCAGGAGAAGAAGCAAAAACTTCTTTAATAAGAGGGTTGGTGCCCATTCTAATGTAGTCGCGAGAGTTTTGCTTAATAAGGGAAGAAGGCAAAATCCATCCTTGTTCAATGCCTTCCACCATAAGGTCTTTGAAAAGCGTGGTGGGCACTACAGCTTCTTTTAATTCATTTGCATAATCTTGTATGGCTTTTATTGGGTCGAGCACAATTGCCTCTCCTAAATTTGTAAGAGGCAAATCTAATTTTGTGTTGAAAAATTCAGTGAGTTCGTCAGACAAAGCGGGCGTTTGTACCAACACGCCGCTTTCAAACAGCTTTTCAATTTGTTCTGGCTTTAGTTTGCTTTCCAATAAAGCAGAGAGGGCGCCGGGGTCACGAGCTAAGTCTAGTAGTTCAAGCTCTTCCATTCCCAATAGGGCGGCTAGTGCATCGTATTTCAAAACTAGGGGCACATGGCTGGCTCTTGCTTGTAAAAAAAATGCATCGGTGTCAAACAAAGAAGAAGAAGAGCTCTTCACAGAAAGGGTTTTGGAAAATTCATCAAATAGTTTTTTTGCTTCTTGTTGGGCTCTTAGTGGAAAATAGCCACCATTTTCCAAGGTGGGAATGTCGAGGCCTTCTCTTCCTGCAATAGCACGTAAGGTGTCGAAGGCTTCACTAATTTTCCCACTCAGTTCATCTAGAGTTTGTATGGAAGTAGGAGGGAGTCCTAAGTTTTGTAGTTTCCTAATGTGGGCGTTGTAGCGCTCAATGAGCTGGTTGCGCACAATTGGTGAGTCTGTTATGTTGTAGAGCTTGGGCATTTGCCCTATCACAATGTGGTCATAGAGAAGGTTTTGCACTTGTGCTTCTGGAAGAAAAGGCAACTTAAATTTCAGCTCCTCATACAACTTCCTCACATTGGGTAAAATTTTATAAACTGTGGCGGTTTCAATTAGGTTGCGCGCCAGTTCTGCGCGGTCGAGAAAAGCATAGCGAACAGCACCAGCATCTGTCATTGTTTCCGTGAGCGCTTGCCACGCCCAGCTTTTCCATCCAAGTAATTTTGCTAGTGCACTCTCTATTTTGTTGTAGTTTTTAATGTTGGGTATGTGCGCCACTGAAGCTGCCTTAATGGCATATTCTTGTTGTAAAAGAAGCTCAAGGCGCGCTGTGTCGGTGAGAAGCCCGGCTTTTGCCCTTAAATCTTCAAAGTATTGGCGAATTCTGTTGGCTAAAGGAGATTCAGCAAATTCCTTAATTTCAGGAGGAGAAGCTGGCGGCGGACACTTCATGGCTGACATGGTGAATTGCTCCTATTTGGTATGTCGGAAAGTTGCTCTTTCATGGAAGTAGATGGCTCTGGCGCTGGCTCAGGCGACTTTGTTCTTTTTTTGGTTTTGGCTTTTGGCTTGGAAGGAGGGGGAGGTGAAGGCTTGGGAGGCAAAACAACAGAGTCTTGAGAAGCTTCTGGAAATAAATTGCGTTCAATGATTTCGTCAACAATGGGCTTTAGCCTTTCGTCTAAAGTGGCTTCCATTTGATTGAGAATTTTAGCTGCACTATCACGAAGATTGGCATCTACAGTGAGGCGCTCTGGATAAAATTTAGCGGCATAGGCATCGGTGTTGTAGCGAGCTGCCACAGCTTCAATGGCAGATGGGAGTGTAGAAAGTGGCTTGCTTTTCTCCACCTTCATTTTTGTGGAATCGAGAGCCATTACAAATCCCGATTTTTTGTCATATACACTATCAAATCCCAGATTTCTTAGGTTTTCAGATATGGTGTCGTTAATTTCTTTTAAAAAGCTTTCACTAGAGTCGAAGCCACTTCGTATAATGTTCGATTCTAGTTTTGTAAGAATGGTGTTGTAAGTGGTGGTTTTGTTTCTTCTAATAGATTTGAGAGTGGTTTGCTTTAGCTCTTGTGGAATGTTTTCTAAAAGCTGCTCCACAATAGGAGAAGTGGTGGGTATTTTGGCTCTTGCATTGAGCGTGGCTTCAAATGAATGGGAAAGTTCGTAAATGGAAGGCTTGAGTGGCTTGGCTTCAGAAAGAGATGATGCGTTTTCGCTTACAAGTGCTTTTGCATACATTTCTACGGTGCGCGGCTTTTCTATTAAATAAAGCCCACTTCCTAATTCTCCTCTTGTCCCGTAGAGGCGCAAGTTGTAAGAGGGGCTCCAATCCGCTATTGCTGTTCCGTGGTAGAGCTTGGTTGGGAGGGTGGTCACAAACTGTTTGGCTTCTGGTTTCAACAAAGAAGAAGAAGAAGTTACAGTTTCAATTATGTTGTTATTTAGCCGCACCAAAGAAGAAGCAAACTCAGGAAGAGATTTTCTTTGTTGTTGAAGGAGAAAAGAAAGAGTGTCGTAATTCACCTCACTCACCGCTTCTCTAATTGCTGGCGGAAGCTGATTTAAAACTTGCTTTGGTAAATTTAATCGAGCCTCATTATTAATGGCTCTCATAATTGCAGAAGAATCTAAAGGAGAGTAGGGAAGTGCTAAAGGGTCGTAGCGGCGCCCAAAGTCATAAGAAGTGGAGAAAAGCTCATCTAGTTGCATGAGCTGGCTTCTAATGATGGCTTTATGAGCTGCAATTTGCTCAGCAGCTTCTAACAAATTAGAAGTGGGGGCGGCTTTAATTCCTCCTGGCACATCATCAATTCCTCTCAAAAACAAAGAACTTCCAATTTCTATGGGAGTGTCGCTCGCTCTTCCCACCCCTATACGCAGCGCCAATCCTCCTGGAGTGGAGGCTTCTATCCCTTCGGTGGTTTTTGTTATGGGAGGCAAAGCACTTTGCACCACTTCTATGTCGTTGGTTGGCACTCGCACCACCTTAGTTGGTGGTAGTTCATTTTGTTCTAACCACGCCTCCATTTGAATGGGAGGAAGCTTTTCTTCAACTTCCGTGGGGGAAGCTTTTGTAATAGAAGAGGAGTTGGTGCCTTCTGTAAGTTGTTTTGGTGGAGGGGCGCCTTGCAAAGCAGTTTGTTCTAATCTAGCCTCCATCTGAATGGGAGGAATTTTTTGTTCAATTCCTGTGGGGGAAGTTTTTGTAATAGAAGACGATGGAGGCAACAACTCCACTTTTACATTGCTTTGTCCTGGTTGTTGTTTTCCTGGAGGTAAAGCAAAACTTCCCTCTGCATTTCCTTGCAACAAGTTTTGTTCAAGCCAAGCCCTCATGGTAAGCGGAGGCTCTTTTGGCACCCCCACGTCTGGCACACCAGGGCTTTTAGGAGCAGACAAAGAAGAAGAAGGAGAAGGAGGAGAAGAAGGAGGAGTCCATTCAGCCTCTCCCACTGGTGGGTATTTGGGAGGAGGAGGAGAAGCTCCACTTGATATTTTACTTCCTTGTTGGGCTGCTTCGGACAAAGAGCGGCGCCCAAGCTTGCGCAGCGCACTCCTCAAAATGTCGCCCACAACATTATCAACTGGGTTGAAAAGCTGAGTCCCAACTTCAATGGCTGTGCCTAGTGGGTCTGATTTTGCCACTGCCATGATGTCATTTACCAGCTGCTGAAATGGGTTGGAGCTTGGCGCTCCCTTCACATTTGCAGGGCGGCGAGGACTATAAAAGATGCCTTTGTTTTTCCCTTTAGGGTCGTTGGTGTCTGCAATTTGCCCGCCTCGCAAAGCCTCCCTAATTAGGTTTTGGTTTTTGGCTTTCTCTGTGTCGTAGCCCAAAAGTCTGCTAAACCTGTATTTTTCGGGAAGCAATATGGTGATGCCCTCTCGTATGAGCTCATCATACTTCTCTCTCTTCGCCCCCAAATTTTCAAGCCAATCCCCTATTTTTTTGTCTTTTTCTGCACTGGCTGCAAACGTTAAGTTGAGAGGAAGGCCGAGCAAATAATTCAAACCACCTAGCACACCAGCCCCTGCTTGCCCAAATTCTCCTTTTAAAGGATTGAAGTTGCTTTCTTTTTGTTGTTGGGCAGAGCCAAACAAAATGTCCAACCATGGATTGGAGCTGTGTTCAGAGGGAGAAGAATGCCATTGTTTGTCTGCTCTCGGCACATTTAAGAGGCGGGAGCGGTCGCCTAAAATTTGCTCTGTTTTCTCTATTGCTTGTTGTTGTGATTGATAGCGTCTTCCTGCTGTGGAATTAAGAGCAGCAATTCCTTGCTTGATGAGGTCGGCTGTGGATTGCGGATTGAGTGTGTCGTAGATGTGAGGCTTTTTTGTAGCAATAATTTCGGGCGCATATAAATTGGAGTCTTGCGTGTAGTCTTGTAGGTCCCGCAAAACTTGCGGCATTTGCCTAACTGAAGACAAAAGAACGTCTTCCCCGCCTCCGCCTATGGGCTGCTCTGGCGCCACAGGCGTGAAATTGAGAGCCTCTTCTAAATCCCCCGACAAAGAAGATGGTTTTTCCACGCGCTCCTCTTCTTGTGGAGGGGTTTCTTCTGGCTCTTCTGCTAACGCTGTTTCTGGAGGGGGTTCTGCTTCTGGAAGGGGAAGCGCATTGGCTTCTGCTTCTACCACGTCTGGGCGCACAAATTCCTGCACACTTCCAGGAGCAGATGCAGGCTCAGGCGCAGGGGCAGGGGCAGGCTGCCCATTTAAATTTTCAAGTGCTGCTGCTTCTTCTGCTGTTGGGCTTGCCTTCACTACTGGCAAAGGCGCCACCATTGGCTTTTCTTGATTTGAATTTTTTCTTTGTTGAGACAAAATTAAGCTCATCCCCAATCACCTCCTCACAAAATTAATGCAGAAGAAGGAAGAAAAGAAGAGGCAAGCTCATTTAAATAGAGTTTTCTTGCCACAACATAGAGGCGATAAACTTCTTTGAGAAGCTCAATTGCTTGTTCTCGGCTTAAATTGGAAGCTTGATTAGCAAAAGCTGCAATTGCAAATTCTTCTTCTAACGACAAGAAAGAAGGTGGGGAAGATGGTGGGAGAGAAGGCGAGGGGAAAGAAGAGTTAGTGGATTGGTTGTTCATAGTCCTAAATTAAATGAGCGTCCTCTTGTTGTGCCTGTGGTGCCTCTTAGTTGTGCAATAAGAGCATCGGCCATGTTTCGGTGGGCCGAACTTAAAGCAGTGTCGTCTAAGTAGGAAGTTAATAAAATGGAAGCTGCTAAATGCTGAATGGCTGGCACAAATAGGGGGCTAATGCCTATGTCAGCATCGTCAGAAGCTGGTAGTGTGGGGCAAGTTAAAGCATGAAGGCGGATAAGAAAAGGCTGCTCAATCTTGTTGCTCACATAGAGAGTGTTGCCCACCAAGCTATAGCCTATGTGGTGGTTTAGTTGCTCAAGTGGTAGAAAAGGAATTTTTTTGAAATTATTATTTTGTTCCAAAAAACAAGAATATATTTGAAGAATTGTGCCTGGTAAAGTTTCAATAGGCTGTGTGGCAGACACCAACAATTCAAATTGCTGTGGGCGTAAAGTAGTAGCAATCATCAAAATGGCACTTTGAGCAGCATTTTTTACGGTGGTGCCCAAGGTGCCATTGGAAGATGAAAGCCTTGGTTCTCCTATGAGCTGCAGAATGGAGTTAAGAAAATCAAGGAGGGACATGGGCTTTCATCCTTTAATTACGGAGTAGGTATGGTGCCGTTGGTGTGAATTAGCACAGCATTTGTGTGGCGGTAGTCTTTACAACCAAACAACGTAGAAGTGACCATTGCGTCGCTGAGATAGAGAGTCTCGCGGCTCATCTCAGTTTTGGGCTCTTGCAACATGGCTAATCCAAATGCTTCTTGGTGCATCATGATTGCTGTGTGCACTTCCTCTTGAGCATTAGCTGCCACGCCTGTACCATCAGTGGACCACCTAGTTGGTAAAGAAGCAGGAGCAGTTGGACCCCCGTATTGAGTGGGAAAATACAATTTCACGCCAGTACCATCCGCTCCTGGGTCAGCAGCAAGCTTCACGCCAGGTGTGTTAACTGTGGTGCCTCCGTTTGGAAAGGCATTTGCTCTGTTTGCATCAATCATGGACGTCATGTAGACAGGGACGCCCATGAGAGTTCCAACCACACCGCTCTCTAAAGGAGCGCTAGTGCGATAAAACATGGATTGCACTTTATCAAGTGCAAGCAACTGTGCAAACTGAGTTGGAGAAACAATCAAAACGCGCTTGTCTGCTGATACATCATTTTTGTCTAAAATGAGCTTAGCCTTTAAGAAAGCGTCTAGGGTGAAAGGCCTACTATTGTTTGCCGCACCCATAGCACCAGTAGTGTGGCTATACACAACTTGTTCATTATAAGCTTGAATGCAAGCACGTAAGCCAAGCAAATGCGCATCTAAGTCTCTTGCAATTGCATAGGAAGCTTCTTTAGCCAGATTGCTCGACAATAAACCACTGGGGTCCAGCATGATTGAAGTGATATCTTCAACCATGAAGGAAGCTTCTTTAAATTTGTCTATCAGTATGCGCCAATAGTTAGTGCTTGCGCTTTGTAAATTTACAGGCTCACCTGGTCTTTTGTCATTCACGCCTAGGCGACCAAGTGTGGGGATGGTAATGGTGTCGCCAACTTTGCCTTGTGGAAAAGCAACGTTCATAGTGAATTGGCGCATGAGCAAGTTTTGGTCTAGCTCGCGCCGGACCATAGTAGCCCATTGTTTCTTAATCCACTCTTGTACGTCAGCTCTTGTGAAAACACTGCCTTTATAAGTGGCTTGTAAGTTGAGAGAGGAGTTGTTTGCGTTAGTAAAATTTGCTGGCATATGGTTTAATTAGAAAAAAAGAACAAAAAATGAAAACAAAGGAAAACAAAGAATGAACGAACATAATGCTCATGCTCACACATCATCAACCACGCGTCCTTCTTGGAAGGCTTTTGTAATGCGAGGTAAGTTAGCTTGATATGTGGCTTTGTCCATTCTCAAAATTTCAGATTTTTTAATAATGTCGAGTTTTGGTTTTTGTGAAGGTTTTGTGCGAGAAAAAGCAGAAGGTGTGGGTTTGTTAGCTGTTGTGGGTTTGGCTTGCCCTGTTTTTATTAAGTGGTCCCAAATAGCAATGGCGCCTTCCACAGAATTAAATTGCTCTCGCCCTTCTTCTGGGAGGGTTTGATAGAAGCTCTTAATTGCTTCCATGCGCTGGTCATATTCTACAGGGCTCACGCTCCATGAGCGCATGAGAGTCATTTCGTCTCTAAAAGCAACCAGCTGATTCACCGTTTCTAAGGCTTCATTTGGCTTAACTCCAAAATAATTTTCAAAAGCCTGAACAAAAGAATCAGGAGTTTCTTCTTGCTCTTGTTCTTCTGGAGCTTCTATTTGCTCTTGTTCTTCTTGTTCTTCTTCTTGTTGTGGTTGTTGAGCAGGAGAAGCAATTGGATTTGGTCTAACTTCAGCTTTTATTGTTGGTGTTTGGAAAGCTTTCAGTTGCTCATTTAGCTGTTCGCTAATGGCATTTGCAGAAGCTTCCGTTGTCTGGTTGTTTAAATCAATCATGGTCTTTGATAGTGGTATTCAAATAATTAATTGGGGTGAAAAAGCTATAGAGGAGTGGATAGTGCTTGTTGTAGAAGAGCCGCTTCTTCATCAGGAATGGGTTGTTCTGAAGGTGGCATTCCTCCCAAAGCCATAAAAGCTTCAGGCACTCCACCAGCCGCTGTTTTTTCTTGGAGGGCTTGAGAATAAGAAGGGCCGCCAATTGCCATCAGTTGTTGATTGAGTGCGTCTAAAGGAGATAAAGAAGGAGAAGCCAAGCTAGCTTCAGCTGGTGCCGCTTGTGTGGCTTCTGCAGATTCGTCTGGCTTCACCACATATTTTTCTGGGTCATCAAACCCAAAAGAAACAAGAAGGTCATAAAAGAGGGCTTTCCAATCCAACAAAGAAGCAAATTGCGGCACACTGCCTGTGAGCGTGATGAAGTCAGTGAGGAGCTTAATTTTGTGGTCGCGATTGATTAAGCTTTGTGTGGCTGTTACGCGCACTTTAAAAGACTTCCTTAAGTCTGAAGGAAGTAGTTTGAAGTAGTTGCTAATGCCTGGTTTGGAGCCCTTCAATTTAATAGTTTTTTGTTTGGTAGTGTGGGCTCTCACTATTTTGTAGGCGCGTTGCAACAAAGGAATTATGAAAGTTTTTTCATATAAAGAAAACACATCAGTGAGGCGGTTGCCGCCGGCTTCCTTCACACTTTGTATTTCTTGTGCTGTCACGCGCTCGCCAGTGCGGAATGTGTTGGCACTAATCATGGCACCCGTCCCTATGTTGCGGTCAATTTTTGCATCTAGCACAGCAGCTTCATTGTAAGTAATGTTGAAGTTGTTGGCTGGCGGGCGCAGAGGAGTGAGGGCATCTGGTCGCCCCACACTAATCACTTTACCGGGCTCTGTTTTTATTTGGTTGGGGTCAGTGATGCCGTCGTCTATGAACAACCACATGTTGTCTACCGACACAGCTATATTGTCTAGTCGCCGGTTCATTAGAATGTTGTTTTCTAAAATGAGCCCCAAGCTGCTATCAATGAGAGAAATGCCATAGGCGGATTCTGGTGTTTCAAACAATATACCAATCAACCAAGGGCACTCACTTAGTCCTTCCTCTTCATGAAGCACTATGTTGTCACTAATCCTATAAAGGCACCCGTCTATTGGGTCGTAAAATTCACAAACCTCCACAAACTCATTAGCTAAAGGAGAAGGAAGGTCGTCGGCTAATTCTCTGCTTGAAGGACTTGTTGTGGAGAGTTTTTCAAATGCAGATTCAGCATCTTCTGAAAGTTGGTTAAAAAAGCCAGAGTTTGCCCATTCCAAAAACTCTGCCTTATTCAACAAGAATTCTCTAAAACTGTAGGAAAATTTAGGATTGTAGCGGCGCCCACTCTCTATGTAAGTGTGGGAGGCATTGAGGCACTCGAAGGCAAGCTTGTCTTCTTCTTCATCCCAAAAAACTCTCATGGCACAAAAGCCAGTGAGAAGCAACTGAGTGGTGGCAACTCGGAGTTCTCGAAACAAATTGGAAGCATTTAGGCAATTGCGAAAATAAGCAGAGGCTAAGGGCACAATTTCGGCAAGCCCCGGCTCACTGCTTTCCAATTCCACCCAATAGTCTGAATGAAATAAAGCATTGCGAAAGTAGGCTCCCACTGTTTCAATGATTTCAAAAATGCGCCCATCATTTAGTTTTGAGTGCCATCCCTCATTGTTATGCACTCGTAAAGGGTTGGTTTTGTAGAGGCGCCAAAGCTCTTCCCACTTTGCATTTAGTGGGGTGCGAGCTTGTCTTTCTGTTTCTATTAGAGAATGGAGAAGGTCATTTTGCAAATTCATAGTTAGTTAGTTAAAAAATGAATTGTAGGTGGCTAAAAAGGAAGGCTGATTAAATAAATCTAGAGGAAGTTTTGTTGCTACCACATTTGCATTTGTTTGAGAAACAAAGAAACTATAATCAATGGACTCTCTGGAATTGTGTGCTTTTTCCCACAATGTGACTACTGCGTCTAAGAAGTCGTCGTGCTTAGTCACAGGATAGTTTGATATTTGGTGCCAAATATCTTCGTTTGCCCTCACTTTTTCGCTAAAACACAATTTGCCGCTTGCTATGGGCAGCTCTAACACTCCTTGTATTTTGCTGTCTTTCACTCGCTGCTCATAGTGACCAAGAGCCACTAATGGGCGCCCATTTACAAAAGCTTTCTCGTTTTTTAACACATCTCCTAGTAGCATGCCCACACCATTTTGTTCATAAAAAACTCTGAAAGTGTGGAGAGCAATTGCCATTTTTTGTGTGGCTTCTACCACTTCATTTGTGGTGAGGCGCCCCATCACGGCGTCTTGCACCACCAATGTGCCATCGCTCAGCTTAAATCCCCCCACGATTGCACAATAATCACTAGTGCGGGATGTGGAGAAAGCTGGGTCAATTGCAATTATTGGATGCACTTTCTCAAGTCTCGAACTGTTGGGCCACTTAAAATAGCAATTATTTGCGTAGGTGAAGAAACAAGAAGAATCAACTACTTGAATTTGGGCAGTGTCGAAAAGCGCTGTGTCTTTCTCAAACACTTTGTTCAGATATTGGGAAGCAAATCTTCGCGGAGGTAGGCGCTTTTGCAAATTCGCCACAATCTCATCATTATACCGCTCAGGCCACAAATAGCCTTCGCTTGCATCTTGTCCATTTTTGTAAATGGAACGCTGTAAAACTGTGTAGTGCCACTCATCTGCATTGGCTATTATTTGACCATAATAGTCGTCCACAGCATAACGAGTGCCGCTAACTAGTATTTCTCCTCCTACTGTGTCTGAAAACAAGAAAGAAGAATTGCCTAGTTCTACCACTTTGGGTGGGTTTAACACACTCTCTATGTCTGCAATCCACCCTTCTATTTGTGCTTTCTTAGCTGGGCTCTCAATGTTTTTAAAGTCTATTAAATCATCCAATATGGCTAAGTCGTAGTGCATCCCAGTTACAGTGGTGCCAACTGATGTGGCAAACACTGTGGGTTCTTTAAAAGAACCAGGTCTATTAACTTGAAGAGCTGTGGCGTTCCAAATAACTTTCTTGTCTTCAGCTTCGGTTTCAAAATTGCTATTGCGAGTGCGGTTGCGTTTGTCTAATGCTGGTAACAAAGAACCTTCAATGTGGGGGCGATTGTTCCACACTTTCTCTAGTTCTTTGTTTTCTAAATAAGAGCGAAGTTCTCTTATGAAAGACAAAGCCAACGTTTGCAAATTACAAGCCACCAATATGCGAATGTTGGGATTTCGGTATATGCGCCACAAAGAATAAAGCACAGTCCCTATTGTAGACTTTAGGTGGCCCCGCGGCATGAGCACAAGCCGCCGTAACCCTGCCCCTTTTTCTTCTCCACTAAACTTAAGTTTTTGTAAAGCTTGTTCGTTTGTTTGTGGTGTTGTTATAAAGTTGACCAGCTCATCGTGGCACACGCCAAAATTATCCCAACCACCATGAAACTTTATCAAATCTGCAAATGCCCTCATGTCTGTGAGAGCCCTTATTTCTAATTCTGTGTGCTCACCATGCGCCCCAACTTTGGTGCGTTTGGCTCGTAGGCGGGTTTCTTTATCTGGTTTGTCTTCTTTTATCAGCTTAGTGCTTGACTTACTTGCAATCAAGCTATCTAAGTCTATGTTTTTTTTAACTACCCTCACACTATCAATCCTCTTTTTCTTCTTGTTCTTTCCGCAAATTTTTGTCTAGCTAATGCTGTAGCAGACAACAAAGAATTCATTAGGTTGTTTGACATGGATTCATTTTGCTGCTGCTTACTCATTTGGTCCAATAGGGCGTCTTTCTCACTTAATGCAGTGGAGTAGGATTGGCGCATTTCTGTGAGCTGTTGCAAATACTCTTGCAGCTTTTGCTGGTAGTTGTTTCGCTCTTCCTCAGTTTGTTGCAATTGGTTGCTTATTAGCCCCATTGCTTCTTCATTTCTTCTATTTAAGTCTGCAATGGTTTGTGCCGATTGTTGCTTTATTTGCTCCAACGCAGATTGTGCTTCAGCCCCAATTCCTTGTGCTTGCTGCATTGTTTGAAGCTGATACTTCTCAACTTTAGTTGGTTTTGGCTTTCTCTTTCCCATGGTTCTTTTAAAACAAAAAATAAATAATGAGGTGCGCAGCTCTCCTGCGCCTAGTGGTATTTGCTTATATAATTGGGGTGGAAAGAAAAAGAAATTAGTTTGCCGCTCCATCTAATAAGTTTTTCTTATATGCTTTCTAGAGTTTCTTTAAGAAACTACGGCAGCTTACCGTAGTTTCTTTTTACACAAAAACTAATTCAAAAATGCCTGTTTTTTCTCCTCTTGCAATGAGGTGGAAGCAAGCAGAAGCCTCTAGAAGGGCTTATAAGCCCTTCTAGCTGCTGTAGCCTTCTAACCTCCTACAACTTGCGGCGCAAATTAGCCCCGCCTTCCTGGGCCTTCTAGAGGCCTCTGAGTGTACGTTTGGCACCTACGTGAAATTAGGCTTTTCAGCCTCCATTCATTTTCCGGGGCCTAGAAGGGCCTAGAAGACGCCTTACCATCTAAAATGACTAAACATACCTGAAGCACCCTAGAGGGGCCTTCCTGGGCCTTCTAGAGGCCTCTAATTGAATGATTTGATTCGAGGCGGGGGACTACTATGAAAAGAACTTGCTTGCAAATTCACTTGGCTAACTTTTGCTTTTCGACAAAGAACACGACTAACAGGGCTCTCTAGTGCTTAGCAAAAGCCTACTAGCCGCACTAGCTGGCGCCCCTTCTCTTTCTTTCTTTCTTGTTCCTCTAGTCGGTTTTCTCCCAAAAAGAAAACCGACTAGGAGCAATTGCTGATTAGCTAGCAAATGCTTGTGAGTTGGGTTCTTTGTCCAAAACAAAGAACTCAACTCACTAGCTCTTACTAGCTTTCTTCCTAGTTCTGTTCTTTGCTCAAAACAAAGAACAGAACTAGAGCCAATGCTAGCTTATTCTTCTCTAACTCTTTCTCTTGTTCTTTTCTTTGTTTTTGGAGACAAAGAAAAGAACTAAGTTAAATTAGCTTGCTTTTGCTTGCTAGTACTAAGACTAGCCCTGAGCTAGTCTTAGTACTAGCTCTAGCATTTGCTAGTATTATTATTATTTTATTTATTATATAAACTAGCTAAAGCTAGTTCTTACTAGTAAGCCTATGCTGCTAGTTCTTTAGACTAGCTTATAGCTAGTCTAAAGAACTAGCTCTTCTCTACTAGAGCTAACTAGCATAGGCTAACAAGAGCTTGTTTTTAATTTTATTTTTTGTTTAAGAACTAGGCAAACAAAGGCTTTGCCTAAGCTGGCTGGGAAGAAGAATAATAGCCGCGCGCCGCCCCCTTTGCTCGCGCGCGCGCAAGAGCCTCTTTTCCTCCCATTTTATTAGGGGCACTTTAAACTTTTCGCAATAGGGGGAAATTAGCCTCAAAATTGTAGCATAGGCTACAAAATTAGTTAGGGCATACTAAGAATCTACGGCACGTTACCGTAGATTCTTTAAGCACTCCCTTATAAGCAAATCTTATAAACCACCACAACAACACCTGCCCCTTGCCCGCGCCAACTGGTCGAGCCGGCGCCCGTTGCCTTGGCCGGCGCCCGTTGCCTTGGCCGGCGCCCGTTGTTCTGGCCGCACCGCTGTTCTTTGTCTAAATTTTTTTGTTGTACTATCGGGGCCCCCGCCCGCGCTTGCTTCCCCCCTTCCCCGACTAAGCACATTTGCCTATGCACAATTGCCTAAGCACATTTGCCTACGCAATTTCACCTAAGTACAATTGCCTAAGTAAGTTTGCCTAAGCACATTTGCCTAAGTAGATTTGCCTAAGCCTATTTGCCTAGGAACAATTGCCTAAGCACAAATGCCTAGGTAGAATTGCCTAAGTACATGTGCCTAGGTAGATGTGCCTAGAGGGGGGGGTGGGTAATTTTGCCTAAGCACAATTGCTTACGAACGCCTGTACTAGTGAGCGTTTGTACTAGCGCTATC